CGCACGGCTTTGTCCGCGCGGCCGGCCGTCGCGTCGAGCACCACGAGCTTGCCCACGTTGATCGCGCCACCCTCGGCCAGGCCCGTGATGACCGCCGACGGGTAGGCCGAGATGTTTTGGCCTTCGACGCCGATCGGCGTCTCGAGATCGTAGCTAGTCTGCATGCGGACTCTCCTGTGGTGCGTGCGTGCGTACGTGCGCTGAGCGTCGAGAGGTGGTGGTGGTGATTACTCTCGGTGGGCGGCCAGCGGCTTGCGCCAGGCCGGCACCGGAAACTTGTTCGCCGCGGGCGGTGCGCCGCCGCCATCGTTGCGACCGCCTGGTGCGGTGACGCTACGCACGCCCGAGAAGTCCGTCGACACGGGCCCGCGCTCCGAGTCGAAGCGGCCCTGCACGTACTCGTCGCTCTTGTTCGTGAAGTCCGCCTTCGGGTCGAGCTTCTTGATCACGCGCTCCTTGATCTCGCGCGCGCTCAGGCCATCGAGCTTTTCCTCGGCGCCGAGCACCTCGCGCGCGCGCTCGAGCAGGCCAATGCGCTCGGTCACGGCCGTGTCGAAGCGCTTGGGGTCGGACGCCGCCTCGAGCTTGGTCTTCGTGCCGTCGAGCTCACCCTGCAGCGCGTCGAGCCGAGCTTTTGCAGTGGTGGCATCTGCACGAGCGGTCGCGATCGCGGCGTCGCGCGTCTCGAAGCCCTTGCCGATGACTTGGGCCCAGTCCTTGGGAACCTGGGTGTCGATACCGTCCACACGCAGCGTCACGAGATCCATGGCACGTCCTTTCGGGTCAGTCGGTGGTGATGGCGGTGCTGGCGGTGCCGGCGGATCATCCGCGTCGAGCACGAGCGCATCGCCCTCGGTCAGCGCGAACTCGGAGCCACCACCGTCGAGCCGCAGCGCAACATCCGACCCCGCGCGGCCCCACTTGGGTGGGCCGAGGCCCGCGTGGTTGTAGACGATGTCGGTCTGCTCGGCGTCGTAGCGCTCGCCGTTCCACTCGCCACCGCCAACCACGAGCTTACAGTTGTAGCCGCAGCTGATTTCGCGCCGTGACCCCGACTCGATCGCCGCGATCATCCGACCGTCGGTCACCACGACCTCGGCTTCGACGAACTTGCCATCGACGCGCGCCGACGCGTGGCTCACGTGGCCGACCGACAGCGCGCTGGCGTTGGCCGGCGAGACCATCTCCTTCGGGTGGAGGTCAGTCAGCGGCGCATCGCCCAGTGTGGCGAGCGAGTCCGGCCGAAAAACCTGCTCGTGCCGTCGGCGCGCTTGTAGGTCAGTACGCCGGTGCGGGTCAGCCGAGCCGGCGCACGTAGGAAACCCTGGGGCGTGCGCTTGGCCTGGCCCAGGGCTGCCGCGTCGTAGCGACGGACGGTCGACACCCCCGCCGCTATCAGCCGACTTTTACCGTGTCAAGAGAGCTACCCGGTCGCCCCAGGCCGCGCACTCTGACCTTCAGGCACCTTCTCGACGTAAAAGTACGTCCCACGCAGGCACCGTTCGAGCAGGTCGTAGTAGCGCTTGCCGTCGGCCGGCGTGAGCAGCCCGTCGGGGGTCCCGAGCCCAGCGATGTACGAGCGCTCGCGTTCCGACTCGGGCGTGATGACTACCCGGTCGCCTACCAGCTCGAACGTACACACCTGGGTCTTCTCCAGGGTGTCGGGATCCGTGCTCATGAGGCGTTTCATGGTCTCTTGGCCAGCTGGCTGATCTCGGCGAGCTCGGCGTCGCTAATCTGACCAAGCGTAGCACGTTCGCCCGATCGCTGGCGGAGCCACTGGTGTACGACCCGCGGCGCGCTGTTGTCGTGCTCTCGCAGCTTCACGAACTGCGCCGGGTCGTTCTGCAGCGAACGGATGCGCGCGAGCGCCTCGCGAATCTGCGGCTCGGTGATGCCTTCGTGCCGATGCAACAGCGCGGCCACGTCCGAGAGCTTCAGGTTCTGCAGCTGCGTGACGCTGGTCTGGTCGAGCTCGAGCAGCGGCCATTGAAAGTTCCCATCCGGGATCGCGAACACGAAGCGCAACGGCGGGCCGTCGGGGAACGTCAGGCCGTTGTCGATCGCGACGGGCTTCAGCTTGCCGCCTGCGGCCTTGCGCCAGAGCGTATTGCGCTCGTGACGATCGTCGTTGGCAGTGATCACGTCGAGCAAGAACTGTCGGCGGACGAGTGGCTCCTGTGCGAGCGCCTCCGCGGCCTGCTCACTGAGTCGCTGCCGAAAGACTTCCTCGGTGCGCTTTGCGTTTGGAGCGAAGCGTTGAAGGCTCCCCTGTTCGCCCTGCAACCAACGCGAGACGGTCGGGGGCACGACTGTCTCGCCGCCAAGCAGCGCGTCGAGCTCGTAGACCGCCGCTTCGCGCTGGTGAAAGCTGCCGGCCTTGATGCCGCTGCGCAGGTGCTGCTCGTCTCGCGCGGCCTTCCAGACGCCGTGTTTGCTGTCGGCAAGCGTAAGCTTGCGTGCGCCGTTTTCGCCCTCGTCGACCGGCACGTCGCGGTAGACCTTGGCGTCCTTCGCGGTCATCCAGGCTGGTATCCCGCGCACGGGCGGCGCCGCTGGCAGCTGCGGGGTGGTTACGTTCGCTGGCGGTGGCTGCGGCAGCGTCGGCACGGGCGTGACGCGCGGCGGCGTGGACGGTGGCGAGCTGGGCGGAGATGGCGGCGACCCCGGCGGTGACGGTGGGGGAGGCGGTGGGAGCGCGGCGGCCGGTTTCGTCTGGGCCGGCACGTTCGCAGGCGGCGGCTTCGGCAGCGTCGCCGGGACGGGCGGCAGCTTCGGCTCCTCCGCGGCCGCAGGTGCAGTCAGCCCTGCCTCCTCGAGGAGATCCTCGATCATCGGGATCGCGCTGCAGCGGCAGGGGTAGTAGTGCGTGTCGAAGCCCGGGTGCGCGCGCTTGCCCGTCTTCGCGTTGACCAGCGGCGGCTCGCCCCACTTCTGCACCGTGCCGTCGAGCGCGCGGTGGCCGGGCCGGACGAGCTCGTCGCGGCTGGTCGCCCACTTGTAGCGCTTGATGCCGAGCGCTCGCTGCCGTAGCTGCGTGAGCTCGCCGTTGAGCTTGCCCACCTGGTCGTTCGCGATGATCGTCGCCTTGGTCTTCGAGAGACCGACTTTCTCTCGCAGGTTCTTCGTGATCTCCTCGGCCCGCAGGCCCTGGCGCAGGCCGTCGAGCACGGTGGAGTGCGTCTGCGCGAGCGTCGTCTCGGTCAAGCCCTTGATCAGCTGCACTTGCTGGGCGACGAACGCCTGGATGTGATCGGGGACGCCGGTGTCGGGCGCGAAGATGTCGATCTTCACGACCTGCTTGATCTGCTTGTCGAGCTCGCCCCTCGTGTGTTCGCTCACCCGCAGGGCGTTGTCTTGCCCGAGCAGTTTGATGCGCTTTTCGGGGATCTCTCGAGCGACGTCGTCCCGCACCAGGTCGAACAGATCAGTCACGGAATCACCCGGCGCATCGAAGCGCGGGGCGGATGGCATCAGCGCCGAGATCTCGCTCACGAGCTCGACGCCACGGGCCTGCAGCGCTGGTGCGATCTCACGCAGGATCGTCTCGCAGGCCGTGGCCATGCGCGCCTGCCCTGGTGTGAGCGGCACGTGCGGCGTGCGCAGCACCAGCACCTGGTCGACGGGCTTTCCCGCGCTGCTGTTGAGCAGCTTTCGGAGCGCGCGCACCACGGCCACGCCCTCGAAGATCGCGCCGCCCTCGGTCGCTCCGATCAGCTCGGCCAGCGCGTCGCTCGCCTCCGACCACCCGAGCTCGATGAGATCGTCCGCGTGGTGGATGGGTAGACCCAGCTGCTCGACGAGCTCGAGCGCGGTGGTGGTCTTACCCGCGCGCGGTGCGCCGACGATGGCGATGCGACGCGTGCCACCGTCTCCGCGCGTGGAAGCGTGCGCCTGCACGAGGCGCGGCAGCTGCGGGACGACGTGCTGCGTGATCGACCGCTGGATCTCATCGAGCAGCTCGAGCAGCCCCCGCAGGTAGGCGAGCCGCGCGCTACTCGGGAAACGCGCCGGACGGAGCGGCGGCCTGCGAACCCGGGGGCGCCGAACGCCGAAGGCCTGCGCCATCAGCGCCCGCTGTCGGAGCGCTGTCGCGAGCGTCATGGCGGGTCGTCGCCGTTGTCATTCGCGGGCGGCTTGTTTGGGTTCGGCAGCGCGTTCGGGTCGAGCGGCGGTGGCAGGTCCGCGGGGTCCGGCGGGTTCGCCACGCGCTCGAGCACCACTTCCAGTGCCTTCTCACGCGACTCGACGTCGAGCTCGGGGAAGCAGCCCGAGTGCGCGAGTCTCAATGCCGCTTCTTCGGGCTGCACGATCTGCGCGTTGACTAGGCCCGCGAGCGCGTCCGCCTCGGTCTTGAACGTCGTGGCTTTCTCCGCGGCGGTCTCCTGCCACAGCGGCGGGAACGTGATCTCCCAGCCGTCGAGGACCTGGCCCTTCGTGGGCCCGCCGTCAGTCGCCATGACCAAGCGCACGAGCTGCTCGAGCTTGGGCAGGAGCACGTCCGCGCGCTCGGCCGCGACCGTGTCGTACCAAGCACGCGTGTCGCTCTCGCCCGTGGCATTCAGGCCCGCCGGCGAGCGGCCAAACAGGATCGTGACGGGCATCTGCGCCGCGGCCGAGACGCGCATCATCGAGCGGTCGAGCAGCTCGGGGATGCCCGTGAACGAGGTGCTCACGCGCTCGAACTTTTCCTTCTCAGCGTCGACCAGGATGGACCGACACACCGAGCGCGCGATGTCCATCATCTGCATCCGCTTGCGGAGCAGAGCCTCGCCGCTGGTGCTCAAGAGCTGCATGAGGTTCTGAATCGACAGCACGCCCTGCGAGGCGTCGCTCATCAGGTGCGAGGCGCTCATCCAGTTCGAGCTCGAGTGCTTGACGGCTTCGTGCACGCGCTGCAGCACCGAGTCATCCCAGAACTGTCCGTTGGCGACCGGCATGCGCGCGGTCATCACGCCGCGGAAGTAGAGCAGCCGAGACTCGTGCACGACCTCTTGCAGCAGGGCCGTTCCAGCCGCCTGGACCGCGCCCGTCTGCACCA